TCTATGTTTAAGACTGCAATTATCTAAGTACACTTCAAGTAGTTTTTGTTTTAGGCATTTTTCTTGGCTACGCTTGCACAGCAAAGAGCAAAAACAGACTACTAACAGTAAACAAATTATAAACATAAGCTTATTAGGAGTCTGAAACTTGGATATCCTGAGTGATTGCCAGTACGTTGAAGGCCAGAGGTTCAGTGCTTTCGATATAAATCGTTCTGTTATACAAACTGTCTGGATTTGGAATTGGTAGTTTTAGCATTCCGGTGAACAGTTTTTGTGATCTTTCGAATTTTGCGCTTTGGGTTTCTTGAATTGGGATTTTGAAGGTATTTGATGATTCTGATCCATATCTTCCACCAAGCGAGTTATATAAATGGATAGTTATATCTTTTTGTGAACCAGTTGCCCCAACTGAGCTGCCAAGTAAACTTCCACCAGAAAAGGGCACTGTCTGGAACCAAGCTTTCATCTGCAGTCCTACTGAGCAATACATGGCCGGATTATCCAGCGGGATAACACCTGTTTCTGGGACAGTTTTTGGGCTAAATTTGTCACCATCAGCGCATACTTCGACTTGCATTCCTGCAAGATGTTCCAACCCTTCAACATTATCAAAATAAAAATACGCATTTCCTTGAGAGCCGTTTTCATCGAACACGGAGTAATATTGCGTATCCAAAACTGCTAGGATGTCATCTCTGATCGATGGAGATTTTTGATAATCGTAGAGGACCAGTGTTTTCTCATCTGCATCGATTGCTCTAATGCGATATTTGATATCATTGAGCTCTGTCATACCTGGAATTTTGTTCAGATAAACATCATCGTCCACTGATGGCACAAAATTTTCAGGAAATTCTGTCAGGGTGATTTGTGTATTTGTGCCGAGTATACAATCGTAAACCTTGCTGATTTTTTTGTAAACCGCGGCATATCCATCAAGTTTCCAATCAGGAGGAAGTGTTGTTGGGAGGTCTTCGTCACCTTCTGGCGCTGTCTTTAGGACTATGTAATCTCCTTGTCTGATGAGTCCCCATACTTTGTGGTCTACCGGTGTATCATCTGGAAGTAGTAAGCCAGTGAAGGTTAAAATGATTGAATCTGAATCTCTAAGATTGGAGGTATCGCAATAAATGTGGGTTTCAGGCCCAGCTTCGATTTTGATTATGTTGGAGACACTAACATACACTTCCGTGTCAGAATCCAAATCATCGAAGCGATAGCCATGGAAATTCAGTGGATCGACTTTCATACATGGTATGGCTCGATTAAGCTTTCTTGTATCGAAAAAGATCTCAGATTGGTTATCGGATATGTTTTTGGCGATAAGAATTCTATCGTTGGTTAAGAAAGCATCTTCATTACCATTATTATGGAAAGTCAGCAGATATTCTTGCTGATAGGTATGAGTACGTTCTTTAAGTGGAGTAAAGTCTGCCCTGATCGTTGCATTTTGTGATTTAGATATGTTTTTAATGTTGCTGTGCAGCTGTTTTGTGATGCCGCAGTCGACATAGAATTGTTTGAATTCTTCTCTGTCTAAAGGGTCATATTGTGGATGAATATATTCAATGTAAGTTTTGATCTCGCCGTTAATTTCCCGCTGTACTGCGCACCAGACATAGTCATATTGCCCATCATGAATAGTAGACACACTCAGTACTTTAACGTTTTTCCCAGCAATGACATGTTTTGACCATGCAACGATGTTGTTATTTTTTAGATAAGTCAGTGAGCATAAGTACCCATCATTAACTACACACCAATAGGTTTTAATAGGGGATTGTTGCCAAGAATGAGATATGATTCCCGAGTGGGTGAGGTCATTGCCCAGCAGAGATAAATCTCTTGCATCGTACACGCCAGCTTCGTTCATAGCGATTTCGTGTACATTGATGCCAGCCTTATCTACAAAAAACACACCATCAAGCACACGTAATGGTTGCAGTGGTGATGCTCCGATATAGGTGAATTGTCGCACTCTGAAGTTAGATGGGGTGAGCGCATCGTCATTGAATGTTGTAGCACCTGCTATGTGAACACCGCTTGCAGTGCCAATGAACAGTTTTGAATGCCCGACCATCCAAAGGATTTCATCAGCTTCTTCTGAATTCATGAAGAATTGAACAGCGTCTGCTGGGTTTGATCCTGGATAGAAGTTGAACCAATCATCGTATAGAAGAGAAGATCCCCAAATGCCCAGAGGATAAGAAATGTTATTTGCCAAGAACAACCTTCCTTCATAAGTTGTTCCAGCAACAGGCCATCCTCGATCATTGGAAAATGTTGTTATATTCCAGGAAACAATTGGATCAGTATTAGGAAGCTGATAGTTGTTATTTACTTTAGGGCTTAGACCTTCATCTATTTTTGCAACTGCTGTGGAGAAAACCGGGCTAGGATCTGAAACATTTAATATTTTTAAATAGATAGTTATTTGCTCTTGAGAGATGTAGTAGGTGAGGGCCAAATAATGATCTCTGTCGGAGTTATAGAACCCTGGAGCAAACTGAGGATTTGGAGCTGTGCCGTCAGGACTTACAAAACTGAAAGTAATATTTCCGCTTACCGCATTGGGTCTAATAGCAATTGGTTTGGAATTGGTAAAGCCCATTGGAATGAATGAGAAAACTATTGGTTCAGATTCTAACTCGAAACTTGTTGCATCTATTCGTTTGAGTAAATAAATTCCTCTGGAAGTTTGCAGGAACAGGTGGTTTCCATTTTGGATGTATTTTAGTGTAGATACATCTTCAAATGAGAATTCTGTATCTATATCTTCACCAACTCTTCCTTCTTTGGTATATACCCTGATGTAATGATCACCCATTTCTAGGATGTATGATTGTTCGCTGGAATAGATGAATGGTATCAACCTAACTCTTGTTTCGGGTCCAATGGCTTCCGGCCCGCTGTTTTTGGAGAAGGAGACGAAATAAGTTCCGCCTCTTTTGGTCAGGCCGCCAGTATGTTGGATTTGAAAATTTTCGCAGCCTAAGAGTGAGTTGTTGTACTGCTCGAAGTCGGTATTGCCTAGGACTTTTCCGCTGATTACACCAGTTGAAAAAGTATTATGATTATATCTTATTCTGGCCATTTAGAAGTACGATTCCCACAGCAACGGATATGAAATTACCCCGTACATGTTGGTTTGTTGGCAATCGGATATTTTGGCTTTCTCAAGCTGAAGTTGGTAATCAGCCTCGAGTTGCTGTAGATAGGTAGAACTGTCATTCATAAGTTTTGAGATTCTAATTGCAATATCGAGAATCAGGCAATCTGTGAACATTGGAGAGAAAGCTGATACTACATCTATGTCCTTGATGTACTTAAGCTTTAAGCTTGAGTGATCTGAGAGGATAAAATTACCCTCAAGCAGATATGGCGGTTTCTGACCAGTGATACAGACGAGAATATTATTTAAGCTGTCATAGCAATAAACCAATCTCAAGAAATCTGCTGGCAATGAATAAGCTCGTAAGTACTCAATCAATCGCTTATCTTTTCTTGCTGCATACACATCAGGTGTTTCATCTGGCAGTCTGGAATTATCGATTGCAACTGCAAGTTCTGCTCCAGTAAGTGCGAATGTCCAGTTGTACTGTGACAGTAATGCTTCCCTAGCTTGCTCATATACTTGGTTGCAAGCCTGGGCAGATAAGGAATCATCAGTTAATGAAGATATCGGACTGCGGTTGACCCTTAGTAACGCGAGGTTACACAGTTCTACTGCGTTCGATATCTTCATTTATGCATCAGAGCGAATTAAATTTCACTAAACTGATATTCCGGTGAGGTTAATTTCTGATGGTGATCCTTCAACATATTCAACACTTATTACAACCGGATCACCTCCACCCTGTATTGTAGTACCGACTTTCCCATACAGCATGCAGTACATCTCGTCTTGCACTCGTCTCCTGATATCTGGAAGATTATCAAGAGCATTTGTATTAACCAGCTCTGATATAGATTTGCCTATTACATTATAATTTGTAATTAATTCCGATACTCCTACAGCAGTGGGAATTGCACTATCGGCCCTGAATATAGTGTCTGCTGCAACAGAGATCTGACCGTAGGCATCGTCAGTACTTGTTGTCACTTCATTGTTAAACAACCTAACACCTAGGGCTAATGTACCGGCTGTTAATAAAATACTGTTACAAAATTTAATGCTTTTAATTGCAGCAGAGTACTTTATTGGGCAGAGGAAAAATCCAGCAGCAGCTGTAATCAGATCGGCATTACTGATATATGCGCAAGTTGTAAGCAATGAACCTCGGTGATTGATTGTTCTAATGCGCTTTCTATTAGTAATAATTTCAGTGTTTACGTCACTGTATTTATACGTTGTAGCCATTTTTACTCCTCCATTTAAGTTAGATCTTTAGTAATTTCAATTCGCACGACAGCCTCTTCTTGCATTCTTAGGCAGTCATACATTCCACGATAGATGAACACATCATTCAGACCTCGTTCAGCATTCTTGCCATAGTCCAGTGTCAGTGGCATTGAACTTCCGAGTCGAATCTGATCCATTGCGTAGATATAGGCATATTCAACATTTTTATTGGCTTGTGTTGATATGCCGTTATCAACTTGTTCTGAAGGGATAAATCCATCACAGCCGGCATAGGGATTCATCTGGCCTGCAGCCAGTGCTGGCTGGAAGTTCATTAGGCTGTTGGCAGCGCGTTTATCGGCATACAGAGTTGAAAGTGCATAGCTGGAAGCAACACAAATCAATGGAGCGGAGTTGAACTTTGCCCTTAACATCTGAACGGCCTTGGCAATTTTGGAAGTGTTTAATCCTCGATTGATTGCTATAGGGTTATCTGCTTCAAGAGCCAAACTCCAATCATTCCACAGAATGGTTTGTGAGGCTGGAAGAGCCACATCGCCAGAAGCTGATGTTTTGGCAGTTCCACCGATTCCCTTAATAATCAACTGATCAATTAATACACCACAAGAGTCAGCTGCTTCCTGGGCTAACTGGCCTACATCTGGTGTGCCCTGCATAACAAGGTCGTACTTGTCCAGCATGATTGGACATTCAAATGGCTTTGGTTTAAGTATCCGCTTGTCATATTTGATTGATGTATAATCTGTGATGCCACCTACATCGGTAACCCAATGAGCATCACCTACACTTGCTTGTCTAAGGGACTTAGTTTCCCCAACAACTTCTTCATTAATAACCATCCCCATGAGCTTCGAACCACGCTGTCTCAACATTCCGTGAAACATGTAGTCGAATTGATCCATGAAGGAATTCGACACAATAAAACTTGGCGCTGGCATGTTTTACCTCCATTAAATAGTTAGCCAAACCAAAACAAACCCATTACCCACGACGGATTAAGTCATGTGCATTGGTACCTAATTTTGATCGCTATCTATTTTCTGGAGGGGGTATGACAGAATCGACATTGTGGGTCCCTGATGGGGATTGTCCCTAGGCTTATGCCAGTCGATTGGTCATATTATCCGTGTTTCGAACAAAGTTCGATATCCGAAAAAGACCGATTATTTACAGACTTCAGGCCGGGTCTCAATGAGATTATCCACCTTGGGTCAACCCCAGAAGCCTCTAAACTGATAGGCATGGTCTTATAAAATTTAGGAAAAGTCAATATGCAAACGTATGATGGGATTGCGTTATGAAGCAATCCCTGAGCAGGGGAATGAAGCTGCCGAATGGTGTGGCTATCAGGGCCATAACTGGCAATATGGTGCGACAGAACCTGGCGTCAAAAAAGATTTTAGAGAAGTTGGGATTTGAGTTCCTGCATGATACTGAATCTCATCGGTATGTATACTATGTCAAATAGGGTTATCTAACGCTGCTTCAAAGAAGCAATTTCCTCTCTGCTGAGACCGGTAGCTTTGGCTATCTGTTCAGTACTCAGCCCCATCGATAACAAATTCACCGCTGTCTCCCTGGCTTTCTCAGCAGCGCCCTCAGCTCTACCTTCAGCTCTACCTTCAGCCAATCTAGTGTTGATTTCATCTTCTTTCATGCCGTAGCGTTCGTAATCTAATAACTCCTCAGGGGTAAAGGCCGACGTAGATAATGCATCATACGCTTTCTTCAGCACCTTATAACTCTTGCTTATATCTTCCAGCTCATCCGGCATTGTCCTCTCTGCATGTTTGAAAAAATAAACCCATCTCTCTACATTATTCCTCAGCTCATCTCGCTCCTTATGAAACTTACCCAGCTCCAAAAAAGTAAAGGACAGCTCCTTAATATCAACCTCATGCGTTAACACATCGGAGACCTTGTGATGTGACAGATACTCCTTCTTATTCGGAAATAATGAATGGTCCAAAATAGCCAGGAATATCACTTCGTGCATATCTTGATAGTTTTTCTCATTAGTTCTTTGGTTCAGATAAGCCCGAGAAGCATATGCAACTGCCCTCTTGAGGAAATGAGCCTCCTTAGCACACTGCATCTCAATGATAAACTTCTTGCCCTGAGTATCTTGGCACAGCACATCGACTATGCTCGGACGTAGATACTTGATATCAGTATTTTGATCTAGCTTCAGAAAGGTAACGTCTACAATCTTATCATGGACTCCCTCAAAGACATCGTTCAAGAAGGCAAGCAGAATCCCTTTGTTCTTCTCTGTACCGAACACTTTCTTAAAGACTAAGTCACTCTTCGGGTCTAAATAACGATGCATGTCTCATCCTTGCTCTGCGTATTTATGATTAAATTGGTTTCTTAAGCCAATCTAGGATCTTTTCTGTATCGCTGAATGAAGTGATAATGCTTTTGGTGTGAGGCATAATGAATTTGAATATGTCGTACCTTAGCATTTGATCTGATGTTAGATTGAAATCATTGCGTGAGTTGGTCACCATTTCTTTATTTTTTCTATTTGCCGAAGTAGCGGCCTGCTTATCCAGAAGATTACTTTTAATACTACTATCACTGGAGTCATGAGTATCATTTTCATTATATCTTTTAGTGTCTGAAGTATTAGTTTTTTTTCCATTGTTTTTACCTTTCATCATGCTTCACCATTTCTAAGTTTTACTAGAGTGTCAAACTCTCGTTTGACTTCCATATGTCTTGGATGAGTACGGTTGAACAGCGCCGTATTCCACTCTGGATCTCCTTGAAGTTGGCCAAGTCTGGTAGTTGCATCCATTGGAGCAAGATTGTTGTATCCTCGCGAATACGATTCTGATGCCATTTCACCTATTGCGGCAAATAGACTGATCAGAAGTGGACTTCTGGCCGCACCGAGTCGGTTTACTTCATCTTTTATATCACTGGCTGAACAACCAAGCAGAGATGGGGCTACTTTCTCAACAAAATTGTTTACTGAATTAAGCTTTGCTTCATAGTTGTTTCCCCAGGCGTTTTCCAATACTTGGGCTGTATTCACATCAGATTCGATCTGCTGCTGTTCCTGGATGTACTGCGCGCCAAGGCTTAAAGCATTCCAAAGGCCATACTCCATTTGCGCTTGTTCTTTGGTCAGACCGTTTGCATGACAAAAGTTCTTCAAAACGTCCATGTCATTGTCACTAAGCACGCACCGAAGATTCTCATCTTCTTCAACGGTATCTATTTCATATCCACTCGGATCAGATGGAACTCCATTGATATCGTTTTGAATTGCTTTATATGTTTCCCAATTCTCTTTCGAAAAATCTGTAACTTTCTTGCCCATCATCGATTGCAAGTCGGCATATCCTTTGGCTAGTTTTTCTACAGAGTCGAATTTCTGCAGGGTTGGCATAAGCTCTGGCGGTAAATTCGCTCGCCAATCTTGAGACATTGGCTGAGTAGCATGATTCTGCTGTGGAGGAGTGTCTCCATACGCCAATGATTGATCATTGGTATACTCCTGATAGCCGCTATTCTGCGCAGCTGAGCCATAGTTATCTTGCTGACCAGTGTCTGTTGTTGCGTAACTGTCGTCCATATTATATTTCCTCTAATTCCTCTGAAGATGTTTTAAGCATTTTATTGAACATTTCCTTTTGTTTTCTATATCCCTTTATATAGTCAGAAAGTTCTAAGTTGATCATATTCAAAATGGTAATAAACACGTGTACCTTTCCGTTATTGAAAGCCAGTTTCATTAATTCTGATTCGTAATTCCCGCAATCTTTGATGCAGACATCACCAAGTGCGCCTAGAATCAATTCTCCATCAGAAGATTTGAAAACCCTCTCAAATGCTAACTTAATTTCTTCTATCATGCTTTCATCCGGTGACTTTTTTGGTTTTTTAGAAACAATCATTGCATCACTCCTATCTGCCGCATTTTCAACATGTTATCCAGTGCTACAGATTCGTTTTGCAAGTTCGATTGCGCCTCTTGCTGCTTTGCCCTTTCTTCTCTAATCTGGTTAACAACCTTGTCAGAGTTAAATATCATCGGGCTAACATCATATATCTCTGCATCTTGGACAATCATTTGATCAAGATTCACTCTGTCCAGAACTGACTGATCTACTTGAGCCGATTGCATAACTTTCTGGAACAACAAATCACTGTTTTGCAAGTCCTGCAGCTTCTGCATCCTAGCCATCTGGCCTGAGAAAGCTACTCTTATCTGACTGATTGGATCTGGCAGCAATTCTGGCGGTATGCCTATGTCCTCATACGGAAATGCCGGCAGCAGCCTGAGTTCATTCAAAAGTGAAATGGTTTTAATTATCGTTTTATTCAAGTCTTCATGTTCAAGCCTGACCAGCATTGGTCTGAGCTTGGTTGTTTCTTGAATTTCTCTGCCTCTGGCTTCAGTTGCTGTCATATTAGTTGGCGGCATTGGATAGGGCTCTTGTGCTCCAAGCGCATTATCAAGATCAGACAGTTTCCGCTCATAGAAATCCATCAGAAATGGAAATCCGCCACTAAGATTGAGCGGCTGAATTGTAGGCCTGCCTGCAGCGTCAAGCCCCTGAACATGGCTCATCGGTGTAAGCTGCGACGGCGATACAGCTGTTGTATCTTTAACCAGCATTGGTGGAAACACGGCATAATCTATACTCTGAACAGCTCGCTTGGACATTCTATTAACAATACGAATATCCGGCATAGCATTCCAAACTTTGCTGCGACCGTAAATTTCACCTGGCGCAACATCAAATCGAGAAACGATATACGGAGGAAGTCTATGCAACCCTATATCAACTATGTGTTTGTTCTTCTTATCGATCACACAGGTCATGAAAGGTGTGAATGGTGTCGAGGCTGCTATCATATTTGGCATTGATACTTCTATATATTGGTGCAAAAGATGTCTTGTTCCACCATCAGTATCCTGAGATATCATTCGCTTCTGCGAATCATGGATCATGTCACCCCAAAGGTCGTATGCCTGCTTCGCTGTTAGTGAAAACACTCTATATATGTTGCTGATTTCTCCATATCCGCTTAACTCACAATAGATGTTCTGCATTGAAATCGTGTTGAATCTTATCTTGCCATTATCCTTTCTAATGATTACTTCCCGGCAAGCCGTTCCAATCGTGAACCAGTCCATATATAGGGTAAAAGTAGATGGATAGAAATTTGAGTCAGGATCTTTAAACAGGTTATAGAGTATATCTTTGATACCATGAAGCCAATTGCGCGCTTCTTGAATATTGGATAAGGGAATCATACTGCCATTAGCCAAATAACATGGATCGACAAAATCCAACCCCATCCATTGAACTGATGGGTCGGTGATATTAGCGTATATGCGCGAGACTATATTGAATACCTTTCCTGCAACTGCTGAAGAGTGATTACCTATTTTACTAGTCTTCGGCTGAGCAGAAAATCTTGATTCTGTCGGGGCTTGATAATCCCTATACTCAGGATAAATCATGTTCTGAATCATCTGCCATTTGGCTTCCCAAGGAATCCTGGCAGTTTTAATTTTATCGAATTTCTTCAGTATCTCCTGAACATTAATGTTGTTGTATAACAACTGCATAATGTTCATCTGCTGAGCATTAGCCATATCTACGATCCATCATGGCAATTCTAATTAACTTTTCCCAAGGCACAAACTTCTTGCGGTTATACAAATTAATGTAATTACCATTGTTAAGTGCACGCTGTCGTTGAGAAAATGCTTGCAGCAATTGCGATATACCAACACCTTCAAAGGCCTCTTCTGTTTTCTCAACAGCCTTTTCTTTAAGCTGCTCAAATGATGGCGGTGGCGTAGGTGTTATTGGTGTTATTCTCTGTATACTTTGCAATAAAGTATTAGTTGCTTGTCTCTCCTGCTCTCTTTGGCGTTCTCTGTTATAAGCATTAGCCATATCAAGGTTAGCTCCTAATCCAGCACCAATTGCAGCACCTGCAGGCCCTCCTACTAAGAACCCTAAAAGTCCGCCACCTACGGTCGATACTACTGCTCCCATTTCATTTCCTCATGATTAATAACCATTTACTCTCTTAAAAATTCCGGCAAGCAAATCTCTCGATGGCATTATTACTGGCGCAATTGATTTGCGAAGCCTCGTTCTAAAATCTCTAAGTTCTTTTTTTGAAAGCTGTACTTGCAAGGCAGACTCATTTGGTCTATTTGCAACCGCTGAAAATGTAGTCGCTGGAGGCTCTCTAGGTGCACCAAATTCAATTGAAATTTCATTATGAGCACCTCCAGTATTTTGTACAACCACTGGAAGTTCTGGATACCTTACTCCAAGTTTTAATGGCCTATTTGCTTCTGAGGGACCAGAAATTCTCAGACGCTCACTAATCTCTTTTCTTCTTTCATTAATCTCTTGTATTCTTAATCTGCTGTTAAATTCACTGATTAATTCTCCAGCAATTCTTTCAGCATTGGGATTAACTCTGACTTGACTAACTATCTCTTCTAAGGGACTTAAAGCTTTATTTATTTGTGCTTTGGAAGAAGTCTCTCCTTCAACAACGTCCAGCCGATATGCTGGTTTATTTACGTCATTTGGTCTCCATTTTAGTTCATTATATGGCCTGGCTTCTTTTACATGACCCTGCTGTCTGGAATCCCACCAATATCCAGTAAAAAACTGAATATCTCCCCATTTGTTATCTATATGTGCAAGTATAGGAGTAAATTCAGACTCAACTTTGGATAGTGTTGGTAAGATGCTTTCTAAATTAATGTGGTGCGGTTTTTCTCTATCAAATATCGAAGAAAAAACTAAGGCTGTATCCAACACCCTTGAGGCGTCTTCAGGATTGCGAATAGCAGGTATTCTCAATTGCTCAAGATTCCTGTCTACAGAATTGTATTGCTCAATTGCAATACTTATTGGTTCTATAGGATAATTATCTAATAACTGATTTAACTCACCTCTGATCCTACCTACCAAACTACGGATGCTTTCAACATCCCTTCTGAAACTTAAACGATCACTTTCTCCATTATCTCCCTTTAAACCAGGATTTTGATGCATCTTTATGTTTCTAGCAGCCGTGATAGTTTCATTAATGCTTCTTTCTAAATATGGGCCAATGCTGTCATACCAGCTTCTTACTCTGGCTAAACTTTCTGAGTTGATCCCTTTGGCTTCACTTAATGCAATAAGATTTCGGACGTGTTTGATTTTATCATTTAAAGAAGTCTCTGGCGCAATATGATTAAGATTTGGGAACTTCATGACGCTAATGATACCTCTATCACATTCTCTTTATATCCAATTGCTATAGTGGAGTTATTGCCAGCAACCATGAAATTAGCTCCATGGATCTGAACTCCATGCAAATCTGATTGGGTTTCTATGCTTGAAGATCCGTTACTCCAAGTTGACGCAGTAGAGTCCGAAGTTGAAATTACGCCTCCACTTCCTACAACAACAAAGCCACCAATACCAAATGTAACATCATAAAGATCACTAGTAGTTAAAGGCTCGATAATTGACCAATTAGCCCCTCCATCTGTGCTTTTAATTTTTTGACCGTTGTCTCCAACTGCTACTAATGTATCGATTCCATTGAATGCTACTGCATTAAGATCTTCTGTAATTGGGCTAGTAGATGCGGTCCAGGTATCTCCATCAGAAGATGTTAATATACTCCCACCATTGCCAACTGCCACTAAACCGGTAGACGAACTAGTAATTCCTTTCAAATCTTGAGCTGTACCGGAATTTATTTCTGTCCAATTAGTAAGATCTAATGAAGAAGCTTTAAAAATCTTGCCACTAGAGGCAACTATTATATACGTTATAGTATCGTTTGTAGTTAGATAACTGATGTCATAATAACTATTACCACTTGGAAGATTTAAATCCTGAAGGGAATTAACATCATTACCATATAGCGCTTTATTATTTCCTAATACAAAGTACTTGCTATCTATATATCTTATTCTATTGAAGTCAGCAGTTTCCCCAGTCTTCATTGACCAATTTTGCAAGTCGTTGCTATATGCGATCAAGCCACTTGCCCCAACTGCTACGTATTCTTCACCATAGGTTATACTGTAGTAATTTTTATAATCTTCTAATCCGCTGGTTGTTAATGTATTCCAAGTAAAGTAATCAGAACTATTTAAAAGCTGACTCTTATCGGTCAAACAAAAAGCAGTTTCATTGACTTTGGTACAACCAACAATGTTATCGCTTGTCTGACTATTTCTTGAAGTCCAATTTATCCCATTTGCACTGGTAATTATTGTTCCGTTATCACCCAATGCTATAAATCCTTCAGCAGTTGAGTATACTTTTCTTAAATTATTTTGCGTACCAGAGTCCTGTAGAGACCAGCCATTATTATTAATAAAATTAATATTATTTGATGCATATATTTTACCTGAGTTTCCAACTGCAACTACCATGCTGTTACTTACAGCTATACTGTTTAAAGTTACAGAAGATATAGGACCTATCACAGTCCAAGGATTGCTTTCTGAGCTGTACTCATAATTGTATGCTACTAGTCCATTATCTCCGACTGCGATAAAAATGCTTGCTGATGGCTCTCTGCATATTCCTCTAAATGCATCTGTTGGACTAGAGCCATTTTGATATGTGGCAATATAATTGAAAGCACCAGCGCCATTTCCTATTATTATGATTCCGCTTGTTCCGCTTATGCCTCCAACAGCAGCGTATATCCCACTACCATAGGTAAAATCATAATAATTGTATGTCTCAGCCCCAGCAGGTATTAAAGTTGGTGACCAATTACCAATTTCATTAGCGTATATTACTGTTCCGTTATCTCCAACAGCCAAGTATGCACCTGCCATATAGTTGATTTTGTTTAAATTTTCATTTGTACCGCTACTATAACTTTGCCATTGACTGGGTGATGATATGCTAGCGCTTTTTATAATTCCTTCTTTACCACAAGCCAATAATCGTTGAGTGTTACTGGCTATATCAGCAAAAACATCATTTCCAATAGTATTAATATTCCAATTAAGTTGAGACACATACCTCACATCAATACCTGATCCGCCTACAATTCGTGGTAGACTCTCATTATTGGTTAGATACAGCGTTTCGTCAGAATCGATTCCTATGCCATTATTAGGATTCACCTTAACTCCACCTAGAGTATCTGTACTTGCTGGTGGCAATGTATAAGGTGCTGGAAAAGTTACACTAATCGTTCCAGAACTGACATCAATGTTATTTCCAACTATGACTCCACCAATACTAGAACTGGTGGCAGCCTTGTTACTAATTACATTCTCCGTGATGTCGATACCATCTCCTGCACTGTA